CTAAGAAAGCTAAGAGCAAAGAACAGTCACGTATTGATACAGTACGTGAAGCAGCTACCAAGATTCAGGCAGAAGCTAAGCGTGAGCGTGAGATTGGGTTCTCTATAGATGAACGTCTAAGTCGCCCTACACCTACACAACGCAGAGCTAACGAAGCTCGTGACCTTGACCGTAAAGTCCGTGAGATGAACGATGAAGCTCTGCGTGAGTTCTTCGCAGCGGAAGCGGCTAAGGTAGAAGCCGAAACGTCTAAGAAAGCTAACGGCGAAGCAGAACGCGCGAAAGCATTTACAGACTCCGATATGTGGTTTGAGCGTATCGTTGCAGAGAAAGGGAAGAAAGCTTTTAGTGGGTACGATGTAGATTACACCAACGCCGCGCTCAACGACCCTACCTCTACTGCTGACTTGTTTAAGATAATGGCGCTTCGTCTTACACCGACTGTACGCCAGAAAGGTAACTTGGACGAGATTAAAGCAGCACGTAAGATATTCGATTCTAAGCGCCGCCCAATAGACGCTATCAACACGCTTGGGCATATGCTCGTCAACAAGCTTAGTGAGTCAGATGTAAATACATCCATTGCAGCTAGAGCTTGGATGGAGCAGAACCTATCTCCTGCGGCTATGAAGCACCTAGATAACTTTGTTAGTTACTACACGTGGCTGAATAACAAGAACAAAGACACCGTTAAGAAGCAGAAGGCTCGTAAGGCGCGTGAGGAGAAAGCTAGACAAGCGCAGTTGGATGAGGACTTTAGTTCGGCTGTTAGGCTGCACGGCGTACGTTACAAGGAAACTGATGCAGACCGTGAAGCAGACGAGATTACTCGTGGCTTGGCGCAGCTAGAAGATATCGCAGGTATCATCGGGCAAGCTTCTGCTAAACGTGACACACAACTAGGTGCTGTATCTGAAACACTGCACCCTGACATTATCCAGATGTTGCATAACGGTGATCTGGCTGGCGCGCTAAACCGCCTAGCCGAGACTGCACCTAACCGCTTCATCGCTAATGTGGCTCGCAAGCTTGCGGCTAATGTAGGTGTGACTAAGGTACGCATCGTTAACGGTATCTCTAACTACGTACCGCGTGCAGTCGATTCCAATGGTAGGGAAGTAGCTGGTTATTATGTAGCCACCAACACCCCAGATAACCGTGGCGATTTCACAAATACTATCTTCATAGATGGCGGTCACGCAGACATCCTTACCCTTCTACATGAAGTCACACACGCAGCGACAGTAAAAGAAATTGCTACGATGCGCTCGACAGAGGCTAAACAACTACGCACTCTGTTTAACGACCTCCGCGACCACCCTGTATTGCAGGATGAGTACGGTATCGATGGTCTGAGCCGAGACGACTACAACTCACAGGAGCAGTACGATACTGCACAGTTCCTAGAGTTCGTTGCAGAGGCATACGCTAACCCTGCCTTCCAAGACAAGCTAGCTAAAGCGGCACTAGAGAAACAGGGTAAGACCTTCAATGGTCTGGATAAGTTCGTGCAGGCTGTATACAACATCCTACGCCGCTTGGTCGGTCTGGATACCGTATCAGAACTAGACCCTGCTAAAGCCCAGCTAGCCGAGCTAGTAGAAGCTATCATGGCTCCAGTGCCTAGCCGCTTCAATGAGGCTAAGAACCTACCGACAGGTGGTATGGCACGTACCCAGCGTGACCCTAACGCTGTTGCTGAACAGTTGTCTAAAGATGTTAGTGGTAACGTATATCGTGACTACACTCCGTCCATGCGAACTAAGTTCATGGACAAGTTGGATATGCTACCTCGTCTGGCTCGCAAGGCGCTGCTATATCTGCAACCGCTAAACGCTGTAGCTAACATGGCTCAGAAATGGCCTGCTCTCGGTAAGATTGCAAAGGAGCTTGATCGCCTGACTCGTGAGCAGAGCGGCGCGCTTAACAACCGCAACGCCCAGAACGAAGTAGTGGTTAAGGAAGTAGGTAAGTGGAAGGCTAAGCATGGTGAGCAGTATGGTCGCCTGTTTAACACACTCGTCTATGAGTCTACCCTTGCAGGTGTAGACCCGTCTTACACACTACAACATGCTCAGAACAAGTACCGCTTCAAGACTGGTGGTAAGGACGCTAACGGTGAACCACTGTATGCAGAAGACCGCGAGCGTATGGACGCATGGCGTGCTATGCAGGGTGCTTGGAACGAGCTTAAAAGCGTTGGTGGTGACAAAGTATACACAACCATGCGTGACCGCTACGGTTACTACGGTAGAGAGATTGAGAAGCTTATCGGTGGGCACATTGATGCACTAGCGGCAGACCCCGAAACTGGTGTCGTTAACACCCGTCTGGCTAATCAGCTACGCGAAACAATCAAGAAGGCTACGCGAATCGAACCTTACTTCCCACTGGAGCGTAAGGGTGACTACTGGGTGTACTTCAAAGACAACAAGGGCGAAGAGTACGTTGAAGCGTTTGAGTCGAAAGCACAGCGTGCCGAGGCTATTGCGGAGATAAAGGCTAACCCTGAACTGGATAGCACATCAGTTAGTGAGTACATGCGTCAGCAGGTCGTTAGTATGGACCGCGTACCACCTACTGAGTTCTTCCTTAATGTTAAGAAGGCGCTGGAAGCTAACAAAGCTAGCCCAGAAGTTAAGCGTGAGATATCGGAACTGTTCCTCAAGGCTATGCCAGAACAATCCTTTATGCGCTCATTTGTTAAACGTAAGGGTACTCCGGGCTTCAACACCGATGCCTTTGATGTGTTCGGCAGAAAGACAGCCACACTCGGACGCCAGCTAACTCAGATGGAGTATGGTGCCAAGCTTGCTAAGGTACAGCGTGACCTTGAAGGGCTTACAGGTAAGGACGCACCAGAAGAGATTAAGGCGGCGGGTGATACCGTATCCGACTTCGTGTTCTCACTGCGTAAGTCTGCACAGTTTGCACGATCCCCTAACGTATCTCGTACGTCTAAGTTCCTAACGTCTCTTGGTTTCCATATGACGCTGGGTCTTAACGCTTCGGCAGCTTTCATCAACATGTCGCAGCTACCTATGGTAGTCGGCCCATACCTCGGCGCTAAATACGGCATCAAAGATAGCTTCGGTGCTATGGGCACAGCTACCCGCTTGTTTGTTGGTAGTGGTCGCGATCGTGTGATCGAGGTGCCACAAGCTGATGGTACTGTTAAGAAGTACAACACAAAGGCATTTCCGGGGCTGGACAACCACAACTGGGATGAGATGGCGGCTAACGCTCGTAAGAATGGCGACAAGCAGGCTGAGCAACTAGCTAAGGATATGAAGGTCTTGGTCGAAGTTGCTGGTAGAGAAGGTCAGCTTAACCGATCTATTGCATACGATATCTTGGACCTAGATACCACCGAAGGTATGGGCAACAAGATCAATGCTATATCTGGTTGGATGTTCCACCATGCAGAGCGCTTCAACCGTCAGGTGGGTCTGGCTACTGCATACAAGCTAGAGGTAGATAAGCTCCGTAAGGGTGGTGTGGAGCCTACACCAGAGCAGTTAGCTAAAGCGGCACAGGATGCGATAGATATTATCGAACTTACCAACGGCTCGGCACATGCGGCCTCGGCACCACGTATAGCGCAGAATGATGTGGGTCGTGTAGCGTTCCTCTTTAAACGCTACGGCGTAACCATGCTGTACATGCTGGGGCATCTGGCTAAGAACGCAGTGGTAGGTAAGGATAAGGCGTTGGCGGCGCGTCAGCTAGGCTACATCACTGCTGGTTCAGGTGTGATAGCAGGTGTACATGGTCTACCAATGTTCGGTCTACTCGGTAGTCTGTATGACTTGTTCTTGGCAGGCGAAGAGGACGACGATTGGGACACTATGGTACGCAAGGCTACAGGTGAGCTTGCCTTCAACGGTGCAGGTAACGCCCTGACTGGTTGGAGCATGGGTTCTCGTATGGGTCTATCCGATCTTGTATTCCGCGACCCTTACATGAATGACGACAAACTATTCATGCAGAGTCTAGTAGAGCAGTTGGGTGGTCCAGTACTTAGCTTGGCGTTCGGTGCTAACCGAGGCATTAATAAGATTGCTGATGGTGAGGTGTTACGTGGTATGGAGCAGATTCTGCCAGCCGCTATCCGTAACCCGATTAAGACTATCCGCTACGCTAACGAAGGCGCGTTGACTTCACGCGGTGATCCTATCGTTGAGGACTTCGACCCAATGGAGTTGGTAGGTCAGCTTGCAGGGTTTGCACCTAGCCGATACCAGCTACAGAGTGCTATTAACACTCGTAACGCTAAGGTCCAGAAGGCGCTGTCTAGTAGAAGTAGCGATCTACGTAAGAAGTTATACATAGCTATGCGCTTCGGTGATGTCGCCGGGTATCAGGAAATACTTGATGATATCGCTGAGTTCAACACAGATAACCCAGAGGCGCGTATAACCTACGACAGTATCAAGAGGTCACTACGTCAGCACCGTAAGACTACTATGGCTATGCGAGGCGGTGTCACTATCAACCCACGCTACGCTCGTATGATTGCAGAGAGTGACGAAGATTTCAGTGATAACCTGACTATCTGGGATATGCTCTAACCGACACGCCAGACTCGGATTCCGTACAACCCTCGCTCTACTCTAAGGTGTATTGCGATTCGGAGTCCGAGTTTTCTGGCGATCATCCGTACCTGTGACTTAGCTTTGTCCGTGTCTATGCACGGTAAGAAGAACGAATCAGATATCTCTAGCTTATGTAGCGGTACGGTTATAGGTAGGCCATCAGGCGCTACCTGACCTACTTTCGCTACTTTCCGCATTAAGAATATCCATCTCTAGGCGATCTGCTGGTATCTCCCAAACGTACACTGAACCACCACCGTAGTAGGTACCTTTAGTGAGACGCTTCTTAATACCCTTAGTCTTGCCACCCAACTCTGACATTACGTTATCTCGCAGGTCAGTGAAGCTTATGCGGTTCGGCTCAGTGGTACACCACGTCTTGAGTGCAGATACACTTACAAACACTGTGTTAGTGTTCTTCTCGTATCGACCTACTAGCCCACCCTTCGGTACAATGTACGGTACGATAAGGTTCTCTGTAGCGTTCTTGCCTCGGGAATCCTCGTCACCATCCAGCACGACTACGCGGCTCAGGTTGTCATACCAGAAGCGACTGATTACAGTCTGTGCATCCTCACCAATGAGCATGTCATTTACGCGTACTTTGGCTTTCTCTATCTCAGATAGCCACCAACCAGATAACTTGTTAACGTCATAGTCGAGTAGCCCTAGCTTACGAGCAATCAACAGGGCAGTAAGGTTACTTGCAACCACGATAGACCAGAAGCGGTTTTCTGGACCTAGCTTAGCGGCTTTATCAAACTTCTCCTGCATACGTAACAGCGTAGCTTTCACTACGTCTATCTCGTCAACTATAGCCTGTATGAACTCAGGTCCGCCGTATCCGTAGTGAAGCTGTATGTCGCGGAACAGGGCATCAGTCTCAACCTTGTTTAGTCCCTGTATCGGTGGCAGTGATACCTCCAACATACGCTGTGCTTCTGCATCAGGTAGTGCCTTGTACGAGTTAATCATATCTAGGACGCTATCGTTACCTGATGTAATCAGCAACGAGTGCCACGGGTCGCCCGTCTCACGCAGTTCGTTTGCGCTCTGCTTCAATCGGCTACGCTGTTTACCAGAAGACGCTGTGTATATCATGTTAGATAGTTGCTTACCTGATAGGTTGGTAAGCTCGTCTATTACAAACAGGATATTTTTGTACGTTTGCATCTGGTGCATGTGCGAGTTGTGCGTACTCTTAGCTTCCATCATAAGCGCGTTTGGTTTACCCCAGAAGGACAGACCCATCATGGAGGTAGTAGTCTTACCCTTACCAGACTTAGCGGTGCGGAAGTGCACGGCACCCAAGTGCAACGCACTGAGTTTAATCAGCGGCGCAGCTAGAGACATACAGATCATAGCCTGATATGCCTCCATACCATCTTTGTTGTAGAAGTTTAGTAGTTCCTGCCAACGCTCGCGTGAACCTGCGGGTCTTGATGCCGCCATGAAAGCTGCTGTCGGTACAGTAGGCATGTTAGGTACAGGGTCTTCATCCTTACGATAAATCCACTCACCCCAAACGAACTCTGTATTGTCCTGATTCCAACCGAACTGCTCTTTAGCCGCCAAGTGCTTTCTCTCCAACAGCCACTTATTTACCCACGTCATAAAGTAGTACATCAGCTTAGTCGAATCAGCCACCATAAGACTTGCACGTGACAAGTGCTTACGTAGTTCGTCCTTACTGGTAATTTGTTCTGTGGGGATATGGAACTCACGCATACCCTCATGCGGTAGGTGCACGCGTATAACAGCAACGTCACCCTTAGTCGTATTCATAAGGGTATGGACATAGATATCGTATTGGCAGACTACCTTTAGTTCTCTGCCACCATCTTCATCCTCAATGACCATATACACGCCGCCGTGTTTGCCGCGCTCATAGCCTTGGGGGTATTCAGGTATTGTTACTTTAGTCGGTGCGGGTAGGTGTGTACCTTCTACCACAACCTCTGTATCACCCTCGGATACTGCTATTTCTTTACCCAGTATGATCGGTGATTTGATCTTGCCTTGATGCGGACAACCTGCACAATGTCCCGGAGTAGTACGCTCAAACGTAGAGCATAGTGTAGGTCCGTCAAACGTAGCGGCTTTGTTTCTAGCTCCGTCAGGGTCATAGTCAGGATGCCCCTTAGAAACTATCTGTATTGCTTTGTCCCTGTCCGAGCACTGCTGTGCAAGTGCCAGCATCTCGGTCCACTCGTCATAGGTAGCTTCGGAGCGTGTAGCGATACGGTTAAGTACTTGTGCACAACCATCGCCGTCCTTGCTACGCATGAATATCTTCTTGAAGCTAGCTGCGAAGTTCTTAGTGTAATGTTCAACCAGCGGGTCTTTTGTCATCGCTGGTAGTGTGTTGGGAACTGGTGACATACCTAGCCCACCGAGCTTAGCTAGGAACTCGTTAAGCGATATAGGTGTTGGCTCGTAACGAGAGATAACCTGTACAGCTATAGCTTCACGCTTGTGGTTATGCGTACCAACAACACGTAGTACACGTGCGGGGTCGGCTGTTACCTTCTCATCTGCGTGTAAGTCGTTAGTCCTACATAGTTCTTTTAATCGCTGGGCGACTGGACGCCATTCGTCCCTAGTGACCGCTTCGGTTAGAGGCCAGTAGACGTGCAGGCCATTACCGCTATCTACAATGATCGGCTTTGGTAGCTTGAACTTCTTGCAGAAAGCTTTGAGTGCATGGAACGCTTCTAGCTTAGTCGGATAGTCTTTCTCTGGACCGCAGTCAATGTCCAGAAAGAACGCCTTCATCTCTAGGACGTTGATAGCCTTGCGGTTGTTTGCGTCACCGAATGTACCAAGTGCGAAGTAAGCGTCTAATCCTTTAGCGTCCGCTTCGCTAGCCCTAGTAGCTAACTCTTCAATGGTAAGGTAGGGTGTTTGAGTAAGTGCAGAGTCTATAGCCTTGTTGTCGATGTGCTTTACCGTCACCATGTAGTAACGACCATTATCCGACAACACAGTTTCAAGGAACTGTAGTGTATCCATTCGCTGGTTTCCCTCTCTGAACTAGGGGGGTTGGTCGCCCCCCTAGCTGGGTTCTATTTATTCATCGTCCCACTCAGAGGCTACGTCACTGATAATGTCAGCCAGCGATGATGCTTCTACTTTAGGCTTCTTCTCCACCTTTACAGGTTCTTCGATGACTTCACTGCTTACGCCTTCTGGGAAGATGCTTGCACTCGGCGCAGCTTCTTTAGGCTTATCACTAGCTATTAACTTATCAGTCTGGGCAACCGTAAACTCTACTGCTCGCTTGGTCTCTTCCGAATCCTGTAAAGCGAGAATCTGCTTAAGCTCTTCCTCTTTCAGCGGACGTGCTGGTTTGAAGTAAAGCTTAGGGACTTCCGCTTCTTCGTCAAAATACATCGTGGTAACAACCGCAGATGCAGGTGCGCCATTAGCACTTAACAAACGAGCATACGCGCCCATAGGATATTTGTCACCCTTAGCGTCACCGAAGATGGAAGTAGCTGGAAGCTGTAGCTGGTATACCTTAGTCAGGTCACCCTCTAGCGCCACTGCAATACGCTGTCCGAATCGGCAAGCACGTGAGTTACCCTGACCACTACCTTTAATGTCTTTAGGGCAGTTGTTACAGCTAGAAGCCTGACGAGACTCTGCGGGTACTGCTTCTGCTGGACGCTTGGTGTTAGTATCATTTGACCAACATGCAGGTGGCGCTGGGTTGTTAGGGTCGTATGCACCTTCATAGTAGGTACGTGAGATAGGTGCCGCATCTACAATCACGACATTCATCTCGTTATCCTTGGACACACTGATCTGCTCACCGTTAACCATCTGACGGAACTTACCGCCCTTGAGTGAGATACGGCGCGTAGTCATACCGCCACCAGCATTACCGTTTGCTAGGTTATCATTAACACCAAGCATCTTTTTGAACAGGTCGCTGTTAGCGAGTTCGGATGTAAACATTGATAGTTCAGACATTAGTACTCTCCCTTAGAGTTCTTTCACTAGCGCATCTAGGTCGTATTCTTCTACTTCCACTGGCGCGGTTTCTATTGGTTCTTGTTGCTTAGGTTCTTCAATCTCGGTCTGCCCGTCACTCAGGTTTTCTACATCTTCCATGACCCGTGATACACGGAATCTAAAGATGTGACCGATCTTTATGTATGAAGTCTTTTTTATAAAGCCCTGCCGTACCCATGCACGGATAGTCGTAGAGTTTACTGAGAACAGTTTTGCTACATCTTCCGTGGGTACATATGGCTCTAGCTCTTGGCTATCACTCATAACGTCCTCACTTCTTACGCACTGACACTGAGTATTCTTGATCTATGTTCAAGCCCTTCGGCATCAGGTCGGGGTTATCGTCAAGGAACTGACGAACATTGGTTTGGTTCAAGCTCTTAGAAAAGAAGTTAGGTACATCGTGTTCGACTACGAACTTGTACATAGAGTCCCAATCACTAGTCCAGTACTTGGTTTTCACTGAGCGGTAGAACAAACCGTTTTCGGTACGCACACTCTCAACGTCATTGTCCTTGCAGTAGTCGAGTAGGGCGCGCTTGATGGCGTCTTGTTTCTCACGGAGATCGGCATCCTTCTCATCAAACTTAGCTTTAAGCTCGGCACGTTTGCCTTTTAGCTTGAGGTAGGTTGCAGTTAGGTCGTTCAAAGTAACGCCCTGTATTTTATCTGTCATGCTGGTGGTCCTCATTGTGTTTGGTGTTTGGGTAAAGTAACGCACTTTAGCGCACTAATCAACTATTTCGTTGTAAAGATCGATCATTTTAGTGTGTACGCTAATTCTAGCGTCTAACAGCTTATATATGTGACGTTCAACGTCACTCCCGACAAGCTGAACAACCGTACATGGGTGCTTCTGACCGCTACGATGCACACGAGCGTTAGCCTGTGCATAGGTTTCTAGCGAGCTAGTTGGTCCCCACCATACGACTGTGTTCGCAGCAGTAAGAGTCACACCATGCGCGGCGGACTGTGGCTGGATAACTAGTACGCGTGGGTCACTGCTCTTCTGGAACGCTTCGAATATCTCTGTACGTTTTGCCGCAGACACACCACCGTGTATTACGTCAGTGGTAACACCGTCCTGTACCAACCTGCCACGCAACAGATCAATAGTGTTTCGGAATGGCACGAACACGAGCACCTTCTGGCTCGACTCGTCTATTACTTCCTTGAGTGCGCTGTAGCGATTCTTGATATCAAACTGGATGGTGTTACCTTCGTCTGAGTACACCGCACCACACGATACCTGTAGTAGTTTGTTCATAACGATAGCGGCATTGGATGCGGTTATATCCTCACCCGCTGTCTGCACAATAGATTCCTTCTTGAGTATGTCGTAGAACTTCTTCTGTTGTGCAGTAAGCTCGACCTTACGCTTCACGTACGTCATGTCAGGTAGGTCAAGACACTCGTCCTTAGTAAAGCGTATCGCTGGCTGTAACGCGTTATATACAATGTCGGTTGCTTCTGACTTAGCCGCCCATCGGAACTGTGTCAGCTTGTACATCACCTTATCTCGGAAGGCACCGAAGTATCTGGGCACGCCGTTAGGGTTGATTAGTTTTGCTAGACCGAACGCATCAACAGGTGACTGCGCCGCTGGTGTACCTGTCATCATCCACAACCATGTGTTGGGTTTGATTAAGGAGTTAAGAATCTTCCAACGCTTAGACTGTACGTTCTTATAGTGGGTAGCTTCGTCTACGATAATCAGGTCGAACCCACCTGCGGCTATCTCGTCATGCACAATACCAATACCGTCGTAGTTGATAATTACGAACTCAGTACCCGAGCGTATGATTTCCTTACGGCGTTCAGCCTTAGCGTGGTATGCAACTGCTACTGTGCGGTGCATGGCAAACGTAAACAGATCATTCTTCCATGCCGAATCCATAATCGACAAAGGACATACGATAAGTACACGGTTAACCCTACCCTTCTTCAGCAGATAGTCAGCCGCCCATATTGCAGATGCTGTCTTACCTGTACCCTGCTCGTTAAAACAGAAGGCGCGTTTGTTTAGTGAAAGGAACGAAGCTGTAGTCTTCTGGTGCTCAAAAGGTTTGTATAGTCCGGGCCAGTCGTAACGTAGAGTGATAGGGGATGGGGCTTTTATATTCAGGTTACGTAGAACTTGCACCTCTTCTATCCCCCAGTTTACCAGTACTTTGTTATCACCTAAGTCCTTACTCTTAGGTATGACCGTAGTCACCTGCTTGGGGTTGCGAAGCTTAAGTAGCAACGCTTTATTATCTATTATCTCCACTGTATCTCTCCTTACAGCAACGCAAAATAGAGTGAGACAGGTATCTGCTCACTCTAGGCTCATATGTATGTTTACCCCGTTGTGACCACTGGTGGGGTAGGCCAGTCAGCGAGGCTTAGAGCTATTAAAGCCTCGGTCAGATTTCAGTATACCCTATTTACTTTTCTTTGCACTCTTCGGTGGTTTGCTCATTGCACCACCTGCCGCACGATTCTTCTTGCGGGATTGTACGGTCACACCGTCAGAGTTTTTGCCGCCCTTACTGAGTGCTTTCTTATGTGCAATGTCCTTACCTTCGCGTTTGTCCGCCTTACCGTTACCGTTCTTATCTGGACTTTCTCTATCCATCTTACGGCGGGCGCGAGCACGTTCTGCACGTTCAGGATTCTCGCCACGTTTCTTCTGCAACTCATACTCTTTCTCGTAGTTGCGATCTTTCTTCGGATTCTTGTACGGCATGTTAGTGGTTCCCGTTGTTAGGGCACTCCACTACAGGGCAGTGCCGTTTACATAAGCCGCTAGGGTTAGCGTTCCATACGTCAACCTCGTAGGCTTTCTCCATCCGCTTGTACTTACCGAGCCACTTTTCCCATAGCTCAGGTTGCTGTTCGCGGGTGTATACGTCTCGTATAAACTTATCACATACAACAAAAAGCAAGCCAGCTTGTACAGTATCCACCTCTGGGAAGTGTTTAAATACTGCGAGCGCCATTAGCTCTAGCTGCCCTGTGTCTGCATAACGAGCTGACTTACCTGTCTTGTAGTCTAGCACCTTCGCAACGCCCCTGCTTTTGTCGAGAATTATTAAGTCAGCTATACCACGAAACCAAGCATCCTCTGCGTTCATGGCACAAGGTTCTAGGTCTGCTGTCAGACCTAACTCGTACTCACATAACTTCTCACCCTTAAGCTGCATTAGTGAGTCGAGTATAGGCTTCATGTATCCGTACTTCGCAGGGATGGGCGTACCATCCCGCACGTAGAACTCAGCCGCTTCATGTACGGCGGTGCCGTACCGCATGGCCTCAGTCTCTTTCTGCTCATACTTACGCAACACTTTCTCGTAGTAGAACTGCTTAGGGCATTGCTCAAATGATTTCAATCGACTGAAAGACCATTT